ACAAGTTAATGATGATTATCGTAAATGGATTGATTATGCATTTGACTGGATGAAACAAGTTCGTAAGGCTTGGGTAGATAGAAATCTTCCAGTAAAAACATATAGAGCAAACTCAAAAGTCTGTAAGGTTTGCCCTATCCAAAAAGCCTGTGCAGAGGCGGAAACAGGGGTTATAAAAATTAAACCTCTTGAGGGATTAAGTGAAACTATGTGAAAGATGCGATAAAGCCTTTAATCCCAAAGTAAGTTACCAAATTTACTGCGGGATTGAATGTAGAGACGCTGCAACAAAAGATAAAATTGTACAACGTTATCACATAACTCGTAGACAAAAAAGAATTGGTAAAGTAAGAAAATGTTTGGGTGGTTGTAACGTAGACCTATCAATCTATAATGACTCTGGGTTTTGTTCAAACTGTAATGTAAGTAAAAAAAGTGTTGATAAAATGTTAAAAGAAATAAAAGGATTTTTTGATTATGAACAAGACTAAATGGGGTGCAATAATGGAACCAACCAAAATTTGTGCTATTGATGCTAGTACTAATAGTCTTGCTTTTGCATTATTTGAAAATAAAAAACTTAAAACTATTGGAAAAATAAAATTTGAAGGTGATACAAATTATGAAAAAGTAATGGATGCATGTGCTAAAACAAAAGCATTCTTTGAATACTCTGGTGGATTTGAGGCAATAGTAATTGAGCATACAGTTTTTATGAATAGCCCTAAGACTGCTGCAGATCTTGCACTAGTTCAAGGTGCACTACTTGGTGCAGCAGGTTTATCTGGAACAAAACAAATAGGAACGGTAGCCCCAATTACTTGGCAAAACTATTTAGGAAATAAAAAATTAACTAAAGAAGAACAATTAGAAATTAGATTAAAAAATCCTGGCAAATCAGACTCTTGGTATAAAACATATGAAAGACAAATTAGAAAAGAAAGGACAATAAAATTAATTGAAATCAACTATGATAAAAGTATTAACGATAATGACGTTGCTGACGCTTGTGGTATCGGTCACTGGGCTATTAATAATTGGAATAAAGCAGTAGGAGTGGTAGAATAATGCCAGAACTAAATGCAAACATACCGCCAATAGAATGTTATGTTCGTGGAAATTTTTTAAGAGACCAAATAGATAGTCATGATAAATATTTTCCATGTGTTATTTTTGGTGTTGCAAGTATTAAAAGTAGAAGCCCACTGTTTCATTTTTTAATGGAAGATGGTGGTATTTGGTGGAGAATGCCTATTAATGCATTTTGCACTAAGCCAAACGTTCCAGAAGAGCCTATATATAATTTGGTATTATGGAACTCTTTTAGTGCACACATTTCTGTAACCAAGTTTGAAAATTTAAGTAATATGAAAATGTCTTATATAGATAGAAATAAAAATAATGTACCTGGAAAATATTTATTTACTTTAGACTGGCATAGTCCAGAAAGTAATATCCTAGATGATGGGTATTCAGAAAATCCAGGACAGCACAAATGTGGGCACGTTATTGAAAGAGATGATGGTAATTTTGCTATTCAGCCAAATAATCGGGTAAGGCTAAAAGAACCATCATTTGTAACAAAAAAAGATCTCGTAATACAAAGATTGATTAATACCAATAAGTGGGATGTTGAAAGTTATGATAAATGGGTTTTAGAAGATTCTAACTCTTATGATTATGATATTAATGAGGCTGGAGTTGACAAATAATCTTATGGCTGGTAAACTGTATACAAGCGAGATTTGGCTTCGTAAGAGATATCTTATAGATAAAAAATCTCCACAAGACATTGCCAAAGAGTGTGGGGCAAGCATAGAAACAATTTATGTCTACCTTGCAAAATTTGGATTAAGGAAATCAAAGCGATGAGTAATAATTTAAATATTACGGTTGATCAAGTTAACCATCCGTTACATTATACAACTGATCCTAGTGGAGTTGAGTGTATACAAATTACACGCCATCGTAATTTTAATATTGGTAATGCTTTCAAATACTTATGGAGAGCAGGTCTTAAAGATGAAGAAAAAACAATTCAAGATTTAGAAAAAGCAATTTTTTATATTAAAGATGAAATTAATCGTTTAGAGGGAAAATATAATGTCAACTGAGGCAGAACTAATTCAACATCTAGACGAAGTAAATAAAGTTGTTACAGAGTATCTTAAAGGTCAAGATCCAACAAAAATATCTAAAGAGTTAGATATGCCTAGAACTCGTGTTGTTGCATTAATTAATGAGTGGAAAGTTATGGCATCTGCAAATGATGCAATTCGTGCTCGTGCTAAAGAAGCACTGGCTGGTGCAGACACACATTACAGTAAACTTATTACAAAGGCTTATGAAGTTATTGACGAAGCAGGAATGACTAATAATCTTAGTGCAAAAACACAAGCAATTAAATTAGTTATGGATATTGAAAAGTCTAGAATTGAAATGCTTCAAAAGGCTGGCTTATTAGAAAACAAGGAACTTGCCGAAGAAATGATTCAAATCGAAAGACGCCAAGAAGTTCTTGTTGAAATACTTAGAGAGATTGCCTCAACTCATCCAGAAGTTCGTGATTTAATTATGCAACGCCTTTCTCAGATTGCTAAAGAGGGAGAAGTGATTACAATTGTCCACGATGTTCAATGATTTTTTAGAAGTATTAAAAGAAAATCAATTTGATGAAAAACCAGTAGATGTTAAAACTTTTGTTGAGTCATCTGATTATCTTGGACAACCTACCTTGTCAGCAATCCAGTATGACATAGTAGAAGCAATGAGTCAGATATACAAAAAGGAAGACTTACAAGAACTTTATGGATCAGTAGAAGGGGCTAGATACTATGAAAAATATACAAAAAACGAAATCATCTTACAGTTGGGGAAGGGTAGCGGTAAAGATTTTACTTCCACTGTTGCTTGTGCTTACATTGTTTATAAGTTACTTTGTCTTAAAGACCCCGCAAGATACTTCGGAAAACCAAGCGGGGATGCGATAGATTTAATTAACGTTGCTATTAACGCACAACAGGCTAAGAATGTTTTCTTTAAAGGTTTTAAAACAAAGATTGAAAAATCTCCTTGGTTTGCAGGTAAGTATAATGCTAAGGCTGATAGTGTTGAGTTTGATAAATCAATTACAGTTTACTCTGGACATTCAGAAAGAGAGTCTCATGAGGGTTTAAACTTATTGCTTGCAGTTCTTGATGAGATTTCTGGTTTTGCCTCTGAGGTTGGAACTGGTAATGAACAAGGAAAGACTGCAGAAAATATTTATAAAGCATTTCGTGGATCAGTAGATTCTCGTTTTCCAGATCTTGGAAAAGTAGTACTTCTTTCTTTCCCTCGTTATCAAGGTGACTTTATTTCAAAACGGTATGAAGATGTAATTATGGAAAAAGAAACAATAGAAAAGAAACATACCTTTATTATGAACGAAGATCTACCACATAATGATCCTAATAATCAATTTGAAATTATCTGGGAAGAAGACCAAATTATTTCCTACAAAGTTCCAAGGGTATTAGCATTTAAAAGACCAACATGGGAAGTAAATCCAACAAGAAAGATAGATGACTTTAAATTAGCATTCTATACTGACTTAGGTGATGCTATGATGCGCTTTGCATGTGTTCCAACATATGCTTCAGATGCTTTCTTTAAACAAAAAGAAAAGTTAGAAAAATGCATGAACACAAGAAATCCAATAGATTCGTTTAAAAGGTTTGAAGAAACATTTAAACCAGATCCAGAAAAAATATATTATATACATGCTGACCTTGCACAAAAACACGATAAGTGTGCTATTGCTATTGCACATGTTGACAAATGGGTTAACATTCAAGTTATTAAAGATTATGAGCAGGTAGCCCCCATAGTTGTTGTTGATGCTGTGGTATGGTGGGAACCAAGGGCAGAAGGTCCAGTTAATTTATCTGAAGTAAAACAATGGATTATTAATTTACGTAGAGAAGGTTTTAATATTGGAATGGTTTCTTTTGACCGTTGGCAATCTTTTGATATTCAAAATGAATTACAGGCTGTTGGTATTAGAACAGAAACTGTTTCAGTTGCAAAAAAACATTACGAAGATTTAGCAATGATGATTTATGAAGAGCGAGTAGCAATTCCTATGATTCCATTATTGCTAGAGGAAATGTCAGAACTAAAAATTATGAAGGGTAATAGAGTAGATCACCCTCGTAAAAAATCCAAAGACTTAGCAGATGCTGTCTGTGGAGCAGTATTTGGGGCAATATCTCATACCCCCAAAAACAACAATACAGAAATTGAGGTCCATACATGGAGTTCTGCAACTAGACTTGCGGAGAAACAGCAACGTATGGTAGAATTGGATAATCGAGAAATGCCTAACGATGTTAAGGACTTTCTTGATAAATTAAACTTAATATAAACTAACAAGGAGAAAAATGAATTCATTTAAGAAAATTGCCACAGTCTTGGCTGCAGCCTTGACACTTGGCGTGATGTCGGCACTTCCGACACAGGCTACAGTCTATGCTGACGTTGTCACCATTGATGCAGTAGCAGATACAATTAATCCTGGTGAGACTGCAACAGCAGTAGTATCAGTATCGTTTTTGGGAACAAGTATTGGAGATACCGTTTCGGTAATATCTGCAGTATTGTCTGCCCCATCTACTGCTAGCGTTCCACGATTTGCTGTTACAGAAACATCTAGCGCAACAGTGGCACTATCAGCAGATACAACAACAGCAGCAATTTCGCCAGCAACAAATACAACTGGCTATGTTACTGCAAAACTAACATCATCATTCCATGTACCTAGCGTTCCTGGAACATATGTGGTTAGATTTATTCCTACATTAACAAGTGCTTCTGGTTCAGTAACATCTGTTCCATTAACATGGACAGTTACAGTTACTGCTCCAGATCTAAAAGCATCAACCGCACATACAACATCTATTCTTAATGCTGGAGAAACAATTTCAGCAACAACTGATGCTACTGTATACGCTTCAAAAGCAGTTTCATCTGATGCTGCAGCAGTTATTGTATTAACTCAAAAGAATGCTGCCAACGGTTCTGCTTCAGAATCTATTACAGCAACTATTTCAGGTGCAGGTATGTTGGGACATGGAACAAACCATGCAACAATTACTGCTTTAGGTAGATCATTAGTTATCCCTGCAGGTAGTTATATCGGAGTATTTTCTGATGGAACATCTGGAGAAGGAGTAATCACTCTAACGTCAGCGTCTGGCGTATTATTAGGAACAGAAAAAGTAACATTTTATGGAGACATTACTAGAATTGTTACAACTGTAAAGAAGTCAGTAATTGCAGTAGGTTCAAATGCAGATGCAATTTCTGCGGTAGCATATGATGCTGCTGGAGTAGTTGTTGGCGCAGGAACATTAACTGCTACTTCAAGTGATTTAACAGTAATTAGCAATTCAGCAACAAGTGCTTCTATTGTAAATGGTGCAGCACTATTCTCTCTAACTGGTGTAAAAACTGGTTCAGCAGGTGTAGTTGTAAAGAGTGGAACAATTTCTGCAGACACAGCAACAGTTCGTGTTGAGGCTGCCGTTGCTACAATTAAGTTGGCTTTTGATAAAGCAAACTATGTAGCAGGAGAGCAAGCAACAATTACCCTGTCAGCAGTTGATGCTACAGGTGCTGTATTATCTGGAAAGACATATGCTAACTTACTTGCTGCTGGTGGAATTACCACAAGTTATTCTTTTGGTGGATCAAGTGATACTATTACTGCAACAGCAGTTACAACAGATGCAAATGGTGTAAAAACTTATAAGGTTTTCATGCCACTAAGCGCTGGTACTGTAACTGTTTCTGCAACTGGTGGATCTGATCTTCCAACAGCAGGACAAGTTAAAGTTACTGCAACCGCAACAGTTACTGATTCAGCCTCACAAGCACTTGCTGCAGTGGCTGCATTAGCAGTAACAGTGGCACAGTTAAAAACTTTAATTACAACTCTTACGAATCTAGTTCTTAAGATTCAAAAGAAAGTAAAAGCATAACAAACTCCTTGTAAAATTGAGGGTAGATTAATTTCTACCCTCTTTTTTATTATAAAAAATGGTATAATTGCTAATATAATTACACATTGGAGACCACCACTCAATTGACTAACCTAAAACGAAGACTAATATTAGCCTTTGGGGTGGGATTATGTTTAACAATTTTTGGAATAATGTCTCCTAATCGTGCTCATGCTACAGAAAATCAAGAACAAGTTATTGTTAGCCCTGCTCAACAGGCAGTCAATACAGCCCTTGCAACGGCTACTACAGAGGTTCAACAGGCTATTGCAGCCACAGATACCGCCACAGCCACTATAGCAGTAGCAGTTGCTGAAAGGATAGAGGCTCAAGCAGCGGTAGATACAGTAACAGCCACAATAGCAATAGCACAATCAGATGTA